CCACGTGTTTGCCACGGGCCACGGCCTCCGCTTCGGCCTTCGTGTCTGGGCAGAGTCACAGGGAGGTCTGAACCTTGGTGCCTCATTGTTGTTCAGGGTGCGGGTAGAGCCCGACCCTGACATCCCCATGATCAACTTCCCCGCTCGCGTCGTTTCGTTGTTCCCCGAGCTTGCCGGGAAGTGGACCACCAAGACCGAGGAATACTTCTCCTTGGTGGGGATGGCTAAATTCCCCGGGTGTGGCGGTGATTTCGATGCCCTCGTGGAGGCTGATCTCGAATACCATGTGTCAAGGACTATTTTCGGGTCCCTGAAAGAGCGGCTTCCCGGGGTTACCTTTCTGGTGGACGAGGCCCAATTCCAAGCCCTGTTTCATCATTCCTTGGCGGAGTACATGGCCCCTATCAGCCAGAAGGATAAGGCCCCGGTCATTCAGTTGTTCTGACCGCCGTCTCCGGCCCCCTCTGCCACGCGCAGGGGGGCGTTTCTTCGTTCAGGCTACTACCCCCCTACCCCACCCCATATCGTTCGTCTGGGGCTCACTGCGTAAGCCGGGGGGCTATTTCCCCCCCCATCTAACTGGACCTGTTGTGGTAAGAGAATCCGTCACGAAGGTGAATGATGATTCAACCTAAGCCGGAGGGGATACTCTACCGGACAGAGTATTTTGATGCCGTGGGGGACGTTGTGGCAGCGTTGGTCATGTCACAGGTTCATTACTGGTATAGCCCGTCCAAAACAGGGAAGTCCAAGCTGCGTGTGCATCGGGATGGTAAGTGGTGGGTGGCCAAGTCGTTGCAAGAGTGGGCAGCGGAGTGCCACCTGTCATTGATGCAGGTTCGTCGCAGCATCGGAATTCTTGAGTCAAAAGGTCTTCTTGAAGTGCAGTCTTTTATGCTAGGCCGTCATCAGGTAACCCACCTTAGAATGCCTTTTGTTAAAGGGAGGGGTCCGATATTTGATGTTCCAGAATTTGTTAAAACCCTAGTAATCGAAAAGGGGACACTTGTTACTGGTAACACGGACCTTGTTACGGGTAACATAGCACTTGTTACGGGTAACATAGCAGGTGTTACAGATAACAAGTCCATAACAGTAGACTACACAGAGACTACACAGAAACTACTACAGGGTGGTGACGCCACTGCCTTGACGCCAATAACCGATATACCGGAGGAAAATCCAATGATCCACGGAAAGGCCATAGACGGATGCAAGGCAATCTTGGCTAAACTGAAATCCAAGGGGAAGCCCATCGAGGAGTACCCTGTCAGCCCGCAGGGTCTGTATCTCCTCTGGGTGAATGTCGTTCCCGACTACCATGAAGGCGTTGGGTGTCAAAAGCCATGGACAATGGCACAGAAGGCCCAAGCCAACAAGCTGATCTCCCTATGGGGCCCGGAACATAGCCGGGAGATTATGGAGCACGTGATCAAAGACTGGGTGGGGTTCGTGAAGTATTGCGAGGACCATTCAGGGGCTTTCAAGACCCCGCTCCTCCCCACGTTTCAGTTCTTGAACAAGTACGGGGCAGAAGCAAAAAACTACTGGTTGGCAGCGCCGAAGGCCCTCCCGACCATCGTCAAGAAGGGGAATCTGGTTTTCAAGAAGTTGTCGGCCCCACCCCCTGAAACTGTGCAATTAACTGCACAACCCCCCAAAGTCGAGGATGAAGACAAGCCCATGACGTTGGAGGAGTTGCTTAAATGGAAGGCAGACAAATCGAAGTAAGATGTGGGATACTATAGACTAGAGTGGGATAACGAGATGCCTGACTGTGTAAAGGTGGGTTACTATGCCTAAGATGGAAATTCCAAGCGAAGTATTTGAGATTGGCATCCTTGACAAGGAGTATCACGCACGGCTATTGGCCAACCTAGAAGGGTTTGCTTCCATGGCAGGCATCCCTCAAGAATTCATCTGGGCCAAGATGTCAGAATACTGCTCCCCGGAAGAGATGTCCTGGGTTCGTCGGATGCGTATGGGGTCAGACCACGGTCTTTGCTACAGGGGCCAGTTCCCGGTTCCAATCGAAGACAAGATGATGGCAATGACTGGTGCCTGCCTTCGGAACTACATCGACGCAAGAATGATGTCAGTGCAGGAGGTACTAAGCCAGCTTAAGGATGGTGTGATGCCGCATCAGCCTACGGTCCTGCTCATTCCAAACTTCTGCCTTTCGCATGGTGCCGGGGGTGACATCCCCACGTGGCAATCGTCCAACCTGCTGGGACTTCTCTACAGTCGACTTGCACGAAATCTCAAGACTGTGCTGTATATCGACTCTGAGCCGGGGCTGGCGAAAAATTATGGGGAGCCTTTCCTCAAGCATATCCGCGCCCATTACACGTTGATCTAGGGGGAAACATGAGCACCGTGGGAAGAAAGCTGCTGTCAGCGATTTTGAAGAAAAACGACCCGGCTGCTTGGGTGAAGCTAGGGGTATCGGAAGACTTGTTCAAGGACTCAGAGAAAGTCCTTTTCACCTTCATGCACGACCATGTTCTTAAATTCGGGAAACTCCCTGCCCCGGAAACAGTGGTTGAGAATCTCGGGGATGTCTTGCTTGATGTGCCTGAGCCTCCAGAATTCTATCTTGAGCAGGCAGAGCGCCGGCATTTGCATAACAGTCTCAAGATGATGATCATCCAGACACAGGACCTGCTGAAATTCGAGGAAACTGAAAAGGCATTTGAAGCCGTATCCTCTGGCATGGCTAGCCTGTTTCGTCATCGGCATAGGAACTCCATTATCGACTTTCGGCATATTGAGGAGTTGATCTGGGTGGAGTACAAAAAGGCGGCGTCCATGGCAGACGATGCCGGCATATTCTTTGGGTGGCCAACTCTTGACAACATGACTGGTGGCCTTCAACCCGGGGACTTTGCCGCGATTGTCGGACGGCCCCAAAGGGGAAAGACTTTCATGGCCTTGTATTCGGCCATGCACAGTTGGTCAGATAACCGCACTCCTCTCTTCGTATCCATGGAGATGACAAAGGCTATCATTGCGAAGCGCATGGCAGCCATGCACACCAAGAAGAACCTTACCCAGCTACTCAAGGGGGCAATGTCGACTAAGGCATTTACGTCCATGATGGCGATGCTTGAGAAGCTGCATGATCAGCCATTACCACTCTGGGTGGTAGACGGAAACTTCACAGCGACGGTGGATCAGATCGCCATGCGGTGCCAAGAGCTTCACCCCTCCTGCGTGTGGGTTGATGGCGCATACTTGTTGGGCCACCCGGATAAGAGGATGAAGCGGTTTGAGAGGATAACTGAGAATGCGGAGTCGCTTAAGAGCCGGATAGCCACTGACTTAGAGACTCCGGTCATCGCAACATACCAGTTCGGTAGATCGGTAGTGGATTCGGGGAAAAGCAAGGGAAAGGAAGTCAAAGCGGGGCTTGAGCATATCTACGGGACCGATGCAATCGGCCAGATAGCCTCCCTTGTTCTTGGCTTGTTGGAGGACGAGACCATTGAGACTGAGCAGAAACGGTCAGTTGAAATTCTCAAGGGCCGTAGTGGGGAGACAGGAAAGTTTGCGATTAACTGGGATTTCTCATACATGGACTTCTCCGAAGTAAAAGATCAAAAGCCAGAGGAGTTGCAATTCCTCATGTGATTTGGTACTATGGGTGCTCCTGACCGCGCATCCCCCGCGCAACTTTAGCCCGCCCAGTGCGGGCTTCTTTTTGCAGTACCATTTGACAAGATCGAAAAAATCGGTATAATTGAGTTATAGGTACAGGAGCCCCCATGATACGAGTTGACGACGAGCACCAAGCTGAAATCGCAAGGATTGCCGCCGCGTTGTCACTTGATGGGTATGGTGGGACGATAACCGAGGAGGACAGGACGATCCTCATATCTGTGCCAAATGCGTCGGTTGAGCTAGATTTTTTGGCAGAGCTTGACCATTCGGGGATTACTTACGGGACGGAGAAATGACATGCCGATCACGATTACCAAAGCCAAATCCAAAGCGCCTCACCCCAAGGTTGAGGTTGAAGAGGCCCAGACCCTTGTGCCGCCCTCCGAACTAACGTGGGAGGAGTTGGCTGACCGTTATGGGGTCCTCAATGATCAGGTAACGGTGCTGAAGGCCAACCCCATCTTTGGCCAGTTCGAGGTTTTACAGGCCGAACTTGCCGAGCGTTTGGCCAAGGAGTTTCAGCCCGTTGATTCGGTCCAGATTTCTGGAAAGAAGTGCGTGCTGGAAATCGGCGCTGCTGCCAAGAACCCGTCCAAGATCAAGGACATGGCCAAGCTGTTTTTCTTCCTCGGGCAGGATACGTTCCTGAAGCTTGCGAAGATGAACCTGACGGATGTCAGCAAATACTGCACCCCGGACCAAGTGAAGGATGTTGTGTCCGATGAGACGGGGTACTCGACCAGACGGAAGATCAACGTCAAGTACATCTGACGTGTGCAATTAACTGCACAGCTTTTTGGGCCCCTGTGGGCCCTTAAGCATTCCCAGCCCTCATGAAACGAGAAACCATCGGCTCCTTGCTTCCCCTCCTCAACTCAGAGGTAACAGGGCACCGGCTTGACTGGGTGTTGGGGTATTGCCCTCTAGCCCCGTGGAGGCATTCCAGTGGAAAAGATTCACATCCTTCCTTTGGGATAAAGGCCAGTCCCACAAAGAAGTCGATATTTCATTGCATGTCCTGTGGGGGAGGGGGGGACCTTATGGACCTGTTGATGCAGGTATCCTACAAGGTCAAGGCTCTGTCCTTACCCGGGTACAATTTGGCTGCGGCATCGGCCTTGATAAACGGGGAGTTGGATGAACTTGAGTTTGATGGGCACGGCATACCTGATTTTCCAGAAACCCATCAGGATTCCCCCGATACCGTGTTCCCTGAATGGTGGCTGGATACCTTTCCGTCAGTGTCCACTGTACCAATTGCTACGACGTACCTACAAAATCGTGGGTTGACCTTAGCAGTGATGCGGGCCTTGGACATTCGCTATGATCCCGCTCAACATCGTGTCGCCTTCCCATTCAGAAATTCAAAGCGCGAGCTTGTGGGACTACAGGGGAGGGTGATTGACAATAGTCATCCCCTCCGCTACTTTCAGTACGGGTTTCATGGAAAGAGGAACATGCAGCATTGGATGGGTGAGGATTTTGTCGATATGGATAAGCCAGTAGTCCTACTGGAGGGTCCATTCGATCTTGCGAGCGTGTTTCGCGTTTATCAGAATGTAGCAGCATCCTTCACTTCCGGGTTGTCCATGGAGAAAGTAAAGAGGTTCATGGATGCCGACTCGATAATTACCCTGTATGATCACGGATCGGGAGGGGATTCCGCTCGAAAAAGAATTCAAGAAGTATTAGGTACGAGGCCCATTGCCCACATTATCCCGACCCCCCAAGAGGGGGATGCAGGGAACATGGATCAGGACACTGTAGCCCGATACCTGCAAGACCACGTTCGGTTGAGATATTTCGGCTGACGTGTTACAGCCCGTTTGGGCTATCCTGTACCACTTATCCTGTCTAGGAGAAATGCACCATGGCAATTATCTTGAAGCCAAAACCCCCCCTCGCCCCAACCCAAGCGCAGCCTGCACATACCGCGCATGTTCTTCCAGCCCCTGCTGCCCACTCTACTGGGGGTGTGATCCAGAAGAACCCTGTTGGGGCCGTTAACGTCGGTGGCCACCCCCCACCGAAACAAGCTACTGCCAAGGCACCAAGCCTGTCCTTCCTCAAGCGTGGTCAGGCGGCACAGGCCGTTCTCCAACAGGAGGAGCATAAGGCTGAGTCACGTAAGAATCAGACGTACCGCTTCTTCCTCCCGGAAGGAAAGAATGGTTCGATTACGTTTCTTGATGGGAACATCATGGACGGTGTTCTGGACCTGACCTACTACTACGAGCACAATGTCTGCATCAATGGCAAATGGGGTAACCACTTCATTTGCACTCAGGACACTGAGCCCTGTCCGATTTGTGCCGGTGGGTTGTATCCCTCCTACGTGGGAGTTGCTACGGTAATCGACCACAGTTCCTACACCAGCCAGAAAGACGGCAAGACCTACAAGGACAAGATTCAGTTGTTCGTGGCGAAGCGGGACACGCTCAAGACCTTGCAAGCACTCGCTGTCAAGCGTGGTGGGTTGACCGGGTGGAGGGTAGATGTCTCACGCACCGGGGAAAAGTCCGCTGCGGTTGGCAACGTCTTCGATTTCATCAGCCACCAGACTCCTCAGCAGATTATTGCGACCTACGGGGCCGACTACAAGCCGCTTGACTATGAGAAGGTGCTTGGCGAGGCATACCTTCCAGCCTCCGAACTGAGGAAGCTTGGGTTTGGTCCAAACAAGCCACCAGTTGGCTCCGAGGAAGCGGACCCCGCTGATTACGCCAATTCGCTTTAACAGGAGGCGGGGTGGGGGATAACCTCACCCCTACTATCATGGCCGACATCAAGATGTTTGACGAGCAGGCGTTGTCCATTGGGGCAGGGGCAGTCTTCAAGTATTCGGACGCTCTTTGGGAACGTTGCCAGAGAAAATCTACCTACGGGGATGCGTATTCTTTAGGAATTATTTTGGGGGAGGGGGCCAACAGACGGCTTCTTGTCCCCCGGAACCTAGCCCGTCACTGGGGGGAGGACTTGCGTACCGAGGGGGCATCAGTTACTTTTGTTTCAGGATTCATTCCCCGAAATACAGAGCAAGAACGGGTCATTTCTGAGGCAGTGTCACTTCTTAAAGCTGGTAAGAGCTTTTTGATGGAGGCTCCGACCGGATTTGGGAAAACATGGTGTGCCGCAGACATCATTGCCCAAGTTGGAAAGAAGACTCTGATTGTGGTTACCAAGCAGGACATCCTGCACCAATGGGTGGCGGCATTTGGGGCGATCTTGGGGCTGACTATGCAGAACGGTATCGGGGTTATTCAAGCTGATACGTGCGTAACTGCGGGGAAAAAAGTCGTCATCGCCATGGTACAGTCGCTGTCGAAAGACGGACGATACCCTCCGCACGTTTTTCAAGATTTCGGGCTTGTTGTCTACGACGAGTGCCACCGAATAGGAGCAGATCATTTTGCTCTGTCTGGATTTCGCATTCCAGCCAAGTTGCGCCTTGGTATCTCCGCTACCCCAGATCGAAAAGACGGAAAGGGGGAGGTATTTCGCGCCCATATTGGACCAGTCCTTGTTTCGACCAATGCCACCCCCATGACCCCCCGGGTGATTGCCAGAAGGTCTCCTTGGGAGATTCCCTACGTGCGACGCCGGCAGCGGGATGGGACGTTTGGTATGGTTCAAATGCCACATCAAGGGGGTAAGGATGCTCACGTTATCCGCCTGTTATCCAAGCATTTTGGGCGTAACAGGATGATTGCTGAGTTTGTGGTGGCCGCATACAAGAAAGGACGGACCATCCTAGTTCAGTCCGATCTATTGGACCATCTGGATTTATTGGGAGAGCTTCTTACTTCTCACGGTGTTCCTCCCGGAGACATGGGGTTTTATGTGGGTGGGCGCTCTCAGGCCGAGCTAAACATGGTGAAGGGTACCAAGCGGGTTATTCTTTCAACCTACAAGATGACCTCCGAGGCAACGGACATCCCGGCAGCGGACACCCTTGTGATGTGCACACCCCGAGGGGATATTAGGCAGATCGCAGGTAGGATACTGCGCTGGCTTCCAGATAAGAAAGAGCCCGTTATCTTCGACATATTTGATGATACTAGCTCAGTTTACAACGGTTACTGGGGGGCTAGAAAGAAGTGGTACGCTTCCATTGGGGCCAAGGTTGATCTGATTGTAGCGAGCTAATATTGACAATCCCTAGAATTCGGGTATCATACCAGTAGGGAGGAATGAAATGAGAGACTAGAAATGCCTGAGCCGACAACACCGTTCCAGAAGTGGTATACAGCCAACAAGGAGGCGTATAACGCCAAGCGAAAGCAACGCTACAAGTCCGACCCCGAGTACAGGAACAAGGTGCTGGAAGGGCAGCGTAACGCTCGGGCCGCATCCCCGAGACGGCAGTCACCAGTACCCAAGGTTAGGGTAATCAACGGAGTTGAACTGGAAGTTGTCCGCATGGGGATGGTAGTAGACCTTACCGGACGAAGTGAAAAGACTATTCGTGGGTGGGAGGATAGCGGTCTTATCCCCAAGCCAACTGTTGATGGAAAGCATCGGTACTACACCCATAAACAACTGGGATTGCTGGTGCAGTTTTCAGCGTTTCTGGAAGAAGTCCGGTACGATAGGGCCCTTCGCCAAGCGAAGGTTAATGTGAAATCACAAGAGCTTTACGCTCAATGGGAGTCCTAAGATGGGAATCAAAGTAATCAAGAAGCCGGCACCAGTTCAGGCCCCGGTCGTTCTTACACAAGAGCCAGATGTCGGTGGTGATGTTGTGGCAGCCACCAACATTGTGGCCCCGGCCTGTGAGCAGCCAGCACCCACGGAGGTAAAGGACCTCGTTTTGACGGTGGAGAAAGAGTACCCTGACGGCTCTGGGACGCAGGAAAGCATGACAGTTGGGACAGTTCATGCCTCTGGTCCCATGGCGAATGTTGGGTTCAGCCTCGGAATGTGCAAGAACACCGGCAACTGGAACAATGTAAAGTTCACCGTCAGCCTTTTCGTTCCTTGTGAGCCGACACTTGCTGGCATGGAGGCAGCTTACGCCCTCACCCGGGATTTTGTCGACACCAAGGTTTCGGAGGTTGCGGGGGAGATTGACGCCCAACTCGGCAGTTAATTGCACTGGATCATCTATGAGTAGCGCGGCAGAAATTACAAAGAAAATCCAGAAAGACTTTGGTGGGTCAGTGGCAAGAGTTGGGGGTGCGGATTATGAGGACACCCCCCGACTCCCCACCGGAATTTTTCCGTTTGATTTGGCCAGTGGGGGTGGATTCCCCATGGGACGGACCTCCATTGTTTTCGGCCCAGAAAGTTCTGGAAAGACCAACGTGGTTCTTCGGGCAATCGCCCATGGCCAGTCACTTTACCCAGACAAAATGGCAGTGTTCGTTGATGCGGAGCACGCCTATGATGCTGTTTGGGCCCGGACGATGGGGGTAAATACAGACAGGCTGATTGTTGTGAGCCCGGAATACGCAGAGCAGGCGGTGGACATCATTGAGGCGTTTTTGTACGCCGATGATGTGTTCGTTGTTGTACTCGACTCTATTGCGGCGCTATCCACTCAGAACGAGATTCAATCTTCCACGGAAAAGGTAGCCGTTGGTGGGGCCTCTCTCATTGTCGGGAAGATGTTCAAGAAAGCCACAGCCTCGTTTAATAGGATGCGGAATCAAGGAATACTCCCTCCGGCCTTGATTGGCATCAACCAGATCAGGTTTAAGATAGGGGTCATGTTCGGCAACCCTGAGACGCAGCCGGGAGGCATGGCACTCCGCTTCGCTGCCAGTTTCATGGTGAGGGTTTACGGCAAGAACGTTATGGACACCAAGCTGCACCCCGTCTTGCCGGTCTATAAGGAAACCTCCCTGATAATTACCAAGTGGAAAATGCCAATCTGCATGGTGAATGCTGTCTACAAAATGCAGATGATCGAGGCAGGTGGAAAGCCCGCTGGTTTTGTCGATGATTGGCCAACCCTCAAGTCCTACCTAACAGAACTGGATTACCTTGGGAAGGCTCCCACGGGCAATGGCTGGATTTTGTTTGGTCAGCAATACCCAACTCTATCCGCTTGTCGGACAGCGTTGTACGACTCTCCTGACTTCCTAGCGCAAGCTCAGGCTGAGATCATCAAGGAAGTTCTTGCGAGTGGGGCTCAAGCCCCAGATCAAGACGCTCCCGTGGAGGAATCGCTGTGAAAAGCCCATTCATGTCCAGAAGTGAAAAGCGGGATTCAGGACATCATGGTAGGGTTGCGGAGTCTCGTCTTGCCATCCGTGTCGGCGGGAAGTTACAGCCCGGGTCTGGGGCGGTAGCAGGAGCAAAAGGAGATGTGAAGCTGGATCATCATTCCCGACCCTTCCTGTTAGAGAGTAAGACGACAAAGGGGGAGTCTATTACCATTCGGCGAGACTGGTGCTTCAAGATTTACCAAGAAGCATTAGAAGTGTCCCGGCATCCGGGGCTTGCGGTCACCTTTACCGATCCACTAGGAAAATCAGAAAAGAGGGAGAGGTGGGTTATGGTGCCGGAGGCAGTCTTTCTCGACCTCATAGCTGAAAATGGCTCTTAAGGTTTTGGGGGTCCTCCCCCAGAGGGTAAGCGTAAAGGACCTTCTGCATTCCCGGCTCGCAGGGTGGGAGCCCCCAAGACATCATGGGACTATGCACGCTTCCGACTTGATGACGGAGGAAGAATATTGTCCCCGGGAGTGGGCCTTCATGGACATTCTTGGGGTAAAGAAACGAGATAGCTACGTTGGAACTGCTCTGCGTCTCACTTTCGACCATGGTAGGAGTGTGGAGCACAGCCTAAGAAACTCGTGGTTGAGAGACATAGCAGTAGGCCACTGGAAATGCGGGGTTTGTGGTCGGCAGCATGGGGTATTTGGTAAGGCCCCTACTAGCAAGTGCTCCTGTGGGTATTCCTCATGGGAGTACGCTGAGGTTCGTTTTAGGTCCCCGATTTCTGGGGTCTCCGGGGGGATTGATGTTCTTCTGGACGTTAAGGAGCCTAAGCTCCGCATCTTGGAAGTCAAGACGATAGACAAGGACCAGTTTAAGGCGTTGGTGGCCCCCTTAGCCGAGCATAAATTTCGCGTTTCCTTATACTGTAAGCTGATAGACGAGAGTTCATCAGAAATCTCTTCCCGAGTTAATGCTAAGTCTGGTACTATCCTGTATGTAGCAAAATCGTTCGGAGTAAAGGACGTAAGTTTCAAAGAGAAGGGCATAACGGATAGCCCGTTTTCACCCTTCAAAGAGTTTGTCGTTACACGGGACGACTCTCTCACCAGTATTCCTGTTGCTAAGGCCACAGTGTTGCATCGGTGGCGCGTTGGGGGTAGGGTGGGAATGCCGTGTGGGATTTGCACTACGGGCCTAACTAAAAGGGCCCAGAAATGTTGCGCGGTGGTTCCGTGCTTCTCTGGAGCACATGCCGCAACCTTGACGTGGATGGAGAAGGGGGTGCCTAGACACCCCGGGAAGAAGGTGGTGGGGTAGATGATAGTGATGGGGTTGGATGTATCTACGGTCATTGGCGTTGCTGTTGTCAGTAGCGAGGAACGAGAAATCCTTCATACAGAGGAATTAACGGCCCCCCGGAAGACAGGACTCCCACGAGCCGCTGATCTAGTCGGAGGTGTAGTCTCACTGTGTTCCAAGTGGGACCCAGACTTTCTGGTAATCGAGGGGTACGGGTTCGCCAACTCTCACACTTTGGCCACCTTGGTTGAGGTTGGGACCGTGGTACGCTACTTCATGTGGCAAGACGGGCATCAGTTCTTGCTGGTTCCCCCGCCCTCACTTAAGAAGTTCGTTACCGGGGACGGTCACGCCACGAAAGACCGGATGATGCTATCCGTGTTCAAGAATTGGGGTCACGAGGCAAAAACCAACAATACCGCCGATGCTGTGGGCCTTGCTATGTTCGGTCTGGGGTGTGCAGGGATCACGCATACCAAGGCCCAAGTCGATTGCTGTACAGCGGTTTTGCGGGGGCAGCCAGAGTTTGAGGCGTGGTTGAGAGGGTATATTGCTGGCAATTAATTGCACACAGCAAAAAAACATTTGACAATCCAAAGCATTACTATAGAATCAGTTCATGGCAACGAAATCACCCGGAGCCTTTGAGTGCAGTCCGACATAGGAGAAGAAGCATGACCGCTGTTGTGAAAAACCAACCCAAAGTTGCGGCCCCCAAGGAACCCGCCGCCGCAAGTCCGAGCATGAAGCTCGCCCAGAAGCCCGCCAAGGAACCTGCGGCCCCCGCTGCGGTAACTCAGGAGCCTGAGACCCTGATCAAGGACCAAGCCGGCGCTGATGTGACCGAAGGGCAAGACCTCACCGGGGACCAGATCGTTGCCACTGCGACCGAGATCGAGCACCTGAGCGAGGCCAAGGCTTTCAAGCTTGTGCCCACCCTGCTGGCCGACATTGACCGCAACTTCTTCCGTATGGGAGGAGTCCTGTCCCGTATCCACTCCTCCGGCTGGTTCATGGATAAGGGCTACGAGACCTTCCGGCAATACGTCGAGGCAGAGACCACAATCGGCTTCCGCAAGGCCCGTTACCTGATCGGTATCTACAACGGTCTGGTGGCCAGTGGTGTGCCGTGGGAAAAGGTCAAGGACCTCGGCTGGACCAAGCTCAGTGAGTTGGCTCCCCACCTGACCCCGGAGAACGTCGATGCGTGGCTGCTGGAAGTCAACGGCCTCACGACCTTGCAGATTCAGGCCCTGATCGCCCAGAAGAGTGCTGCCGCTGCCGCCCCTGCTGACGCCCCGCCGGTCGCTGCCGCCGCCAAGGTGACGACCATGACCTTCAAGGTGCACCCCGACCAGAAGGACACTATCCGTGCGGCCCTGAACAAGGCGAAGGCCGAAGGCAACACGGACGTGGACACCGTTGCGCTGGAGTACATCTGCCTTGACTTCCTCGGCGGCGAGAGCAAGCTCAAGGTCTCCCTCGCTGACCTGATGAAGGGAAAGACGGCGGTCGATGTCCTGACCGTATTCGGCGAGGTCTTCCCCGATGTCGGGCTGGAAGTTTCCCTCCCGGAATCGTAACCCCTGTAGGGCCCCCGTAGCAGGGGGAATCCCCTAATCCTGATTGTGAATGGAGCATGAGATGAGCATCATCAAGAAAAACACCACGGCCCCTGTTGCCGAATCCAAGGCTGAAAGTGAAACCCCGGCACCGAAGCCGGCACCGAAGCCGGCCAAGAAGCCGGCCCCCAAGGTTGTTACGCCCCCGACCGTGGCCCCCGCCGCCGCACAAGTTCCTGTGCCCCCGGAATCGTCCAGCGAAGAGGCCAAGACGGAGGTTGGTCGTATTACCCGCAAGGAATTGGCGGCATCCATTCAGGAGAAACTTCGCGCTGCCGGCAAGGGGGTCCCGCTGTCGATCTGCGAAATGGCTGTCGTGGCCTACGAGGAAGCCGTGGGTGAGTCCCTCGCTGCCCTCAAAGAAGTCGTCTTGTCGGGGTTCGGCAAGTTCATCCCGACTCCCAAGCCCGAGGCAGAGCGCCGCAACCCGCTGAACAACACCATGGTGACCGTCCCGGCACACGTGGCTGTGCGGTTCAAGGTTGGGACCAAGCTCAAGGCTGCGGCGAATGGCGGCACTGTCGTGGAGACAGGGGACGAGGACTGATTCCTCAACCGGGAGTGTCCGGGCAACAGGTGAGGGTAAACTTGCTGCGGGAAAACCGGACCTCCCACCTTGATAGGCATTGGAGCAAAGAGTACAGCTTGCTGTAACACCCCCTCGCAAAAGGGAAGAGGCAGCAGCGCAAACCGGCTCACTGCACCCCGGGCCAGTGCTTATCAAAGTGGGTGGTTTAAGGATGGTTCAAGTGACAGTCTGCGCGAATCGCAGGGCACACGGAACGAAGTAGCTTAGTCGGCACGTCCGCAAGCCTCTCGGTTGAACTGCCCACACTGAATGCAATGGAGAGTCGGGGTCGCTTCCGGCAGCATGGCTTCTTGAGTACAGCGTACCTGCTAAGGTTGGGCCACAAGCCTTACTTTGGTGGGGTAGAAGGAAGCATACCGGCGCATCGTCCTGCCATTGACACTAAACTTGGCTGGCTTTGCTGGTGGGAAAGAAACCAGCATTTGACAATTTTATAGAATCTGGTAGTATATAGTCTGAATTCGGTTTTTACGGTGGGGCGTCTCCTGCTTTGCGTTCCGGCTGGCCCTCCCCCTCCCCCCGGCCAGCAGGACCCCCGGGAAGACGCCCCACCCTAGAAACTGATACCGCACTACGGAGATTAGCATGGACGAGCAAGAGCAGGCTTCAACGGCCAAGCAAGAAGGACGTAAAGTAACCTACGTGGCTGTTTTCACTCTCGTTGTCGTGTCCATTTATGGGGCAGGGTCCTTGTGGTCCCTTCTTCATGAAGGAATGACATTCAAGGAGTTTTCCGCTACGTTCGGCCCCCTCGCTGGCCTGATGCTAGGGTATTGGGTGCGGGGTAGTGGCAGCACTGGTTGATGTTCCTAGTGGGGGTGTGACAGTGAAAATTGTCGTCAAGCATAACGGGCAAAAGTCCGAGCATAATCTCCCGGACCAATCATTTACCGTTGTTGTGCCCCCCTCTGGGGTCAAGATAGAGTCTCCAACAGCCTATACCATAGACTCAGAACTGACGATCAAGTGTATGCGGGAAATGTCTCAACATGCTTGGCTGCATATTTCCACTGGGCCCTTGTTCCCGCATTTCTTCAACGAGTTGTTCAAGGATCACCATGTAGCTCTCCCCCCGGACATATCCACCCTGCTGGAAGACTACGACGACGGAGTTATCCATGCCTGTGGCCTGATCATCTTGCTGTGTGAGGCCATGTTTGAGGGGCGCAAAGAGGTTTACTTGAAGAATCCAGAGAATCACCTTCACCCCTGCTGCCAGCTTATGCTTGTGGACGTGATCAGAAAAATCCAGAGCCTGTACCCGGGCCCAGACACCCGGGAACTTGCAGTTTTGTAGCACTAACCACCAAGGAGAATCAAATGGCAATTGAGCGTATCTACGCAGTCGAAAACGAAGAAGAGCAAACCCTCGTCAAGGCCACGGGCCAAGCCGCCGCCCTCGGGCATGTCGTCAAGGGGAAGTACACCGTGCGGCCCGCGTCGGCCATGGATGTGCTGAACTATCTGGAGCAAGGCGGAGTTGTGGAAGACGCGACCAAGCCCCAAGCGGCAACCTCCGATCTACCCGAATCGGCCCCGACAGCAGAATCCCTGTAGACCTCTGCCCTTTGGAGAGGTATCATTCTCCTTGTCGGGTGACCGACTTGTGTCTTTCCGTTAAGCGCCGGAGGATGTGGCAGTAGTTACGCCATAGGCGCAATCCTCCCGGGGGCTGTTTGGGCAACCATCTAGCCCCCTTTTTACGTCCAGTTTGACCAGTAACAAAGTGGGAAGTAGAATCGCTACTTTCGGGCTATAACCGCGCAAGATTGTGTAGGGGTACAGAATGGCTGTTGTGTTCAAAAAGGCAGAATCCCCCACCCTCCCGGAAGAGGGTAAAAAACCAGTTACTGCCAAAAAACTCCGTACAAGAAAGCAACCCGCTACTGCACCACGGGCCAAAAATCCGAAGGGATTGGAAGAGTCCCTGATAAAGTATCATGATAAGACAGACAGTGAGTTGGCCGATTTGATCGTCCCACACGCTGACAGGGCTGCCAATATCACGCATCGTCTTGATCTTGAGCAGCAAGAAGCCCGCTTAGTTCTGCTTCACCGAATGCTGATTCGGAAAGTCCCACCGGCAGAAATCCGGGCAGCGATGAACGTGGGCCCTGCGATGTACTTCCAGCTAAAGACACTGCTGGAGAAACGCCTCAGACTCGACGTATCGAAGGTGGATGTTCCCTACCTGATCGGGGACTCCCTTGCCTTCTACGATGAAGTACGGTCAATGGCCCTCACCATGGCAAGTTCTGCGGCTATCAAGGACCCACGGGTAAAGGTTTCGTCCATGGCGCTGGCTTTGAAAGCCGAGCTAGACAAGAACGCATTCCTGACCTCGTGCGGGGTCTATTCCGCCCCCGTCGTGGAGCATATCGTCCGGGGAATGGTGGGCACTGGTAACTTCTCAACTTATGAGGGTCAGGCTAGAACGGTTGAGGCAGAAGAGGTTTCCTTTGAGTTGGCCCTGCGCCTTAAGAACTACGCGAAGCAAGTTCAAGCCACAGTACAACCCCCGGCGTGAGCCTCTTTACTGAAACCCCAATTTCAGACTTGCTCCAACAGTTACGGGAGCAGGTTCCCCTTGTTGCGTCAGGAAATCCAACATTCAAGCAGCACTATCTCAGGGCGATTGATGAATACGACTCAGGGAAGAACATGCTGGAGCTTCCTTTGTTCCTCGGGCTAAAAAGGTACCCTGTGGATGTGGAAGAATTCATGTTTAGCGCGGAGGTTCTGGCCCGCCCCCGGAATGAAATATACCCTGCGGTGCTGGATGAGCTTTACAAGATCAACAACCCTGATGGGTACCGCCTTACTAACCCCTACACTGAGGCAGTATTTACTGGAGGGATTGGGTCAGCAAAGACAACAACAGCCCTGTACACCATGGCTTACCAGCTTTACCTGCTGTCTTGCTTCCGGGACCCCCATGCTACTTTCGGGATGGATTCCACGTCAGAAATCATGTTCGTGTTCCAGTCGATTAGTGGTGGTCTGGCTCATACTGTGGATTACACTCGGTTCCGTGAGATATGTGACCAGTCAGTGTATTTCAAGACTGTGTTCCCCTTCGACCAGAACCTGAAGAAGTTCCTTAAGTTTCCCGGGAGAGTAGAGGTTCGGGCTATCAGTACTGATACTGGGTCAATCGGCCAAAATGTCATTGGAGGGCTTATTGATGAGCTAAACTTCATGGCTGTGGTGGAGAACTCTAAGCGCAGTATCGACCGGGGGACCTACAACCAAGCCCTGACGATTTACAATGGATTGGCCCGTCGCCGCAAGTCCCGCTTTCTGGACGCAGGGAGAATGCCGGGAATTATGTGTCTCGTATCGTCCAAACGCTATCCCGGAGAATTCACAGACAAGAAAATTGCTGAGGCTAAGGCGGACCCCACGATCTACGTGTTTGATAAGCGTGTGTGGGACATGAAGCCGGCTGGAACCTTCACCAAGGGTTGGTTTAAGGTATTTGTTGGAGACCTTACCCGCAAGGCAGAAATCCTCCCCCCAGATCACGTAATTCCAGAGGAAGATGCGCCTTTAGTCGTCACAGTGCCGTTGGAGTACAAGAGCGATTTTGAGGATGACATCATTGGGGCTCTGCGAGACATCGCAGGGGTTGGCACCCTTGCTAGGTATCCGTTCCTGATGAATGTCTCCAAGGTGAATGACTGCTTTGGGAAGTCGGAGAACGTATTTTCAGTTGACCAGACTGATTTCGTTTCCCCGAAGCTCAAGATGTTCTTGAAGCGTATTCAGAACAAGGACCTTCCCCGGTGGGCACATCTGGATTTGGGCGTGACGAACGATGCCGCAGGGTTGGCTATCGGGCACGTTCCTGGGTTCAAGACCCTCGTGCGGGAGAGTGTGGGGCATAAGGAAAGGGAAACTCTTCCGATCATTCGCTTTGATGGGTTGCTGCGGGTAGTGCCTCCCAAGGGGGACGAGATTCTGTTCTACAAGATTCGGGACCTGATTTACCTCTTGCGGGAGCATGGTCTAAATATCAAATGGGTGACCTTCGACTCGTTCCAGTCCGTAGACTCGATTCAACTGTTGCGCCAGCAGGGGTTTGTTACGGGCCGGCAATCTATGGACGTGACGAACGACCCCTATGATATGACCAAGGGGGCATTTTATGATGGTCGCCTTGAATTACCAGACCACCCGTTTTGCCTTAAGGAGTTTCTCTCCTTGGAGCGGGATGGGAAAACCGGCAAAATAGACCACCCCCCTGAAGGCACCAAGGATGTAGCAGACGCAGTGGCCGGCGTTGTTATCGGCCTAACTACCCGTAGGGAAATCTGGGGCATGTTCAATGTCCCGATCCAGACCATTTTCACTGACAGACAGCCTCCACAGGAGCCCAAAAATGACCATATCCATGAAGAAAGCCCCCCAGAAGACGACGGCGACTGGGACTGACCTCCCGTTCGCGTTGCAATTAATTGCACTGGACAAGGTAAAGGAGTCTCCCCGCAACGCCAAGAAGCACACCCCGGCCCAGATAGCGGCGATTGTTCATTCGATCCAGACCTTCAAGTTCCGGGACCCGATTGCCCTTGACAAGAACTATGAGATAGTCGAGGGGCATGGGAGGGTTCTTGCTCTCAAGAGCATGGGGGCAAGCTCGGTTCCTGCTCTTGTCTTCCATGACATGACGGCAGAGGAAGTGCGGGCATACCGCATTGCCCACAATCAGCTTACCCTGAGCACCGGCTTTGACATCGAGGCCCTGACTATCGAGTTGCGGGACCTGCATACCTCCGGGTTTGAGTTGGCTACCACCGGCTTCACCGTGGGCGATCTGGACAGCTTTGAACTCCAACTCGAAACCCACACCCCCGGCAAAGGCACAGCCTCCGCTGCCGAGCCTGCTGCGGGCTCTGGGGAGGAGTCTGGAAGCGCCCAGAAACCTGTTTTACAGGAAACTGCGGCTACCTATCAGTACGTCCTGATCTTTGACGACAAGGAGCAGCACCAGAAGTGGGGGGACTTCATCAAGTGGCTTAAGGCCAACCGTGAAGGGGAGACCATCGCGCAGCGGGTTACTGATTTCGTTGCTGAGGCTACCGGGAGCGCACTATGACTTTCGGCCTTGCAATTCACGATGGCGTGGTTGGGATGGGGTTGCACACTACGGTTTCAGCCAACGTGGGGGACGAGGTTCTGCGGGTGGAGTTCGACCCGTCGTCTCGGTATGTCTTACCATTCCCCACCAAACTCACATTGCAGGTAGGAAAGGATGCCCACCTGTACGACCCGATAATTAAGCACCTGAACCATCATTGTGACCCCTCAATTCGTCTGGATGTTGCAGGAAATACTGTAATCGGTTACGCTTTAAGGGCGCTTAATCCGGGGGATGAATTGACGTTCAATTACATGACCTTGGACGAGCGTCAGGCAGATGGGGGACTTCCATGCCAATGTGGTGCCCCCCAGTGTTACGGAATGCTGAACGGGTGGGATGGGCTCACTCGCCGACAGCAAGAAGACCTCCTTCCTTTGGTTGGGGGTTACATCAAGGAGCGAATCATGAGTGAGAAGCAGCAGAAATTGCTGTCTGAGTTGCATGGGATCATGGGGGACGGCACGATGGAGATGTGCGGTATGTACATCCCGACCGGGGCTTGTCATTGCTGCCAGTTCGGTGGGGGCAACTGGATCGGCCTTCTTCCCGGTGAAGTGCAGTACCTCAAGGACGGCCCGACGGAAGATTGGACCGTGATCAAGGATAACGGCCATGGGCCGCAAGGGATCATCTGCCATCGCGATCCCTCCACCTGCACCACCCACAAGCCGCTGGACTGCAAGTTGTACCCCTTCTTCCCCATCTCCGTGGAGAAATGGGTTGACGGTACGGCCTTGGTACATTTGGCAGCCGGGGACCTGAAGTGTGCGGCCAAGTCAGTGCTTGTGTCGGCCTTGAAGGGGGTAGTGGTAGAAGAGGGAACTACCCTTCCGTTTGGGGACCACCTTGTTGCTGCGGCCAAGGTTGGGCTCCAGTTGCACGATAATGGCCTTGCCTACTGGATGGAAGAGACCTTCTCTTCCTACGTTGGCTATAGCCGTGGCTACACTGTTCTGCTCAAGGGAGACCAATCATGATTGACATCGACCGTCACTGGAAAGAATTTCAGCATCACTACCTCACGGTTTTGGAGGGGGCCCTGCCGGAAGCCTCTGTAGCGGACGTGTTCCTTGCCTTGATGTGCGGAACACCGAATGGCAGGGTCGATGTGGATGCCCCGGCAGACCCGGATACGTTGACGTTTGGCGGGATCACCCGCTATGACTACTATGACTACCCCGGCATCCTGCGCTTCGCTCCCACTGTGCGGGGGTGGTACGATGCACTTTTGCCGTTGGTCCAAGCGATCACCGGCATGAAGGCCATTCAGTCCCCCTACTTTGACAGCTCGGTGCTGGCTCTGATCTATCGGGACAACGAGGGGCAGCAGGAGTACCACTACGACACTCAGCCGATTACGGTACTTTTGTACCTGAACGACAATCCCGACAGCGGGGCCACGGCAGCATATCGCCGAAACGATGACGGGAAGCTGACCCTTGTTTATCCGAAGCGCGGGAATATCCTCCTCATGCGGGGTAGGGACCTGAAGCACGCGGGGCTTGCGGTTACTTCTGGGGTCAAGATGGTGATGCCCATGAACTACTACGTGGAGGGGGATACGTGGAGGCCGGCATTCCTTGAAGACAAGGACTACTGGACCAAGCGCAATGCCATGAGGACCACCTGATGGAAAAGCTCAGGGAGAAACGGTATCTGGAGCAGAACGTCCTTGATGCCGCAAAGGATCGGTTGAGATACCTTATTGACCAGTTCGACTCCCTGTGGGTCTCATTCTCGGGGGGTAAGGATTCGCTGGTAGTTCTTACCCTCCTTGAAGAGGTGTACCGTGAGCAAGGAATCACGGAGAAGATCAATGTCATCTTCCGTGACGAAGAGTTGATCTCTACCACCGTGGTGGATTTCGTCTCCCTGATCCACGATTCCGGGAAGTACAACCTGCATTGGCTGGCAGTGCCTATGAAAGGGGGCAAGTACATCATGGGGAGGTACCTGCCATTTACCTGTTGGGACCCGTCCCGTAAGTGGCACCGGCAACCCCCGGCTTATGCGGTTCGTTCGTTGGGCACGGATACCAGCCAGCTTGATGAATACTCGTTTGATGAAGCCACCTTCGCATACTTCAATCCCAAGGGGCGGGTGGCAATTCTCACTGGGGTCAGGGCGGACGAGTCCCTGAAAAGGTTCATGGGGGTTACGTGCAAGGTAGCTGACAACTACATTTCACGGACCACCAAGAAGACGTGGATGGCCAAGCCTATCTACGACTGGACGGAGACCGATGTTTTCAAGTGGTTTTACGATGCAGGTATCGACTACTGCCCAGTATATGACCTGCAAGCGTGGGCCGGTTCTCAGCTTCGCGTTTCCACCGTCACCCATGACAGGGCCAGATCACAGTTGTATCGAATGAAGGCCATGGAGCCAGAGTTTTACCAGTCCTTGATCGAGGTCATGCCGGAAATCGAGACCACCTTCCGGTACGGGGAGGACGTGGATTACGACGCCTTGATGCGGAAGTTCCCCCCGACTATGGAGGGGTGCTTGGAGTTTGCCAAGACCTACGTCGGCCCTGAACTGCGGGATGATGCAGTGCAATACGTGACTTCGGCCATGGCGACACGGAAGGACGGGGAGGCTCGTGGTCTTCCGCTCGGGCACATGGCAGTGCTCAGGGTTTATCGGGCCATTTCCAGTGGCTCATTTTGGGGGAATGCCCCTCTTGTCGCAGCACCGTCTGAGGAGGACTTTGACTTTGAACAAGCACGCTAGCGAGGGTACCCCGGTGGAAGTCCGGGTCGTTGAGTACGATGACGCAACCCTCAGTTCTTTGCTGCGGGAGTTTAAGCGGGAGCCGGGGATGTCATGGGGAAACCCCCACGGAACCAAGTGGATTTTTGGTGTGGTTCGTGGCGAGCTTGCCGGGGTTGTGGCCCTTGCGCCGTTGCCGAATGGGACCCTCAGATTCAAGAGTGACGTAGTTCTGGCAAAGTTTCGTCGGCAGGGAGTGTACGCCTTGCTGTCCAAGCGCCGTCTTGAACTCGCTGACGAATCGGGTGCGTCCAAAGCCTCTACCTATGCCGGCCCTATGTCCAAGGGGCAGTATCTTCGTGATGGGTTCAAGGTCATGCAGGTGGGAAAGAATGGCACAGCCTACATGGTGAAATCACTTTGACAAGTTACCAAAATCTGGTATAATAAAACATCAACTTGTTAGGGGCAAAGAAATGGCGTCACCGATGTACAACGGGTGGGCAGGGAAAATCCGCGATGTCCGGGGGAACAAGTTTTATGACCTCCTGCGCCAGAATAAGCTTCCAGCCCCTAAGCACTGCCACTTGTGTAACCGGGAGCATGGCCCAAACAGCGCCAATACCTACCATGCCGAAGAGTACGGGAGCACATGGGAGAGCTACCTAGAAATCTGCAAGCCTATGTGTCCAGTGTGTCACGGCATGATGCACATGAGGTTCAAGTTGCCCAATCGCTTCAAGCGACTCAAGCACCGTGTCGCCGCTGGAACCCTTCTCGCGGAAGCCCCAGTTATTCCGTCCCTTCAAAAGTTCTTCACAATCGCTGGAAAGCTCGGGGACATCCCCTTTGTCGAGGACTGTAAGTCCGGGAACCCGTGGTTAGATGGTGTGCAATTAACTGCATACAAGGGGGGCCCAAAGCTGGCCACAATTCTCGGGGCGGACGGGGAGGTTCCCGACCCGATAATTTATGGTACCTTCGGGAAAGACTGGAAAACCCTGACCGGGGTCATTCTTCATTCTGACGGGACCCTGACCGAAGTAACCTACGAATAGGACAGCCAGACAATGACGCATCTTGCTAATCTTGAAGACCATCCAATCTCCAAAGTCCAGTGGGAGAACGTGAATCTCCTGCGGGCCAATTCCTACAACCCGAATGTTGTACTGACCCCTGAACTCAAGCTCCTTCGGTTCAGCTTGCTGAAGCAGGGGTGGGTTCAGCCGATTCTGGTTGGACACGACCCCGGGGAAGAAGCCCGGGTGTTTGAGATCATTGACGGGTACCATCGGTACACCCTCTGCAAGACCGACAAGGCGGTGTGGGCCTTGACGCAGGGGCTTGTTCCGGTAGTGGTGATGCACCTGACTGTTCCTGAGCGCATGATGCTGACTGTGCGTATCAACAGGGCCAAGGGCAACCACATGGCCATCAGGATGCACGAGATTGTGGCCCAACTGCACAATGAGCTTGGCGTTTCTATTGCCGACATTTCCGAAGGCATCGGAGCGGACAAGCATGAAATCGACACCCTGCTCATGGAAGACATCTTCAAGAAGAAGGATGTCGCCAATGTCCCGTACTCGAAAAGTTGGGTGCCTACCAAGCGCACGGTGTCGAAATGACAGTGAAGTTCGCCGTGCGGTTCCTCCCCACTACGTCTGTCAAGCCGTATCATCAGAACGTCAAGACCCATTCCCGCAGGAACGTTGCTGCTATCGCTGAACTCCTTGCACGCTTCGATTTCGACCAGCCTATCGTCGTAGATGCAGATTTCGTGATCATCAAGGGCCATGGACGGTACATGGCGGCGGTGTACAGCAACCTCAAGATGGTCCCGGTCATCATCCGAGACGACCTTACCCCGGAGCAGTGCCAAGTTGCCCGTATTGCGGACAACAGGGTATTTGAGCTTGGCCTGATAGATCACGAGGGTGTTCGGGCTGAACTGGAAGATTTCGTCAAGGAGGGCGGGGAAGGCGCTGAGGTCATCTTCGACTTCCTAAAGCCGGCCAAGGAGAAACCCGCCCCCGGTGATTCAGGGTTACAAGTCTCAGTTTCTGGGGTGACCAAGGGGCCCTCCCTTGAGGGAACCATGCTTATCTGCCCTAAGTGTGACTTCACCTTTTGGGAGCAGAAGCCATGAAGATAGAGTACCTTGACCCAAAGACTCTGAAGCCGTACTTCCGCAACCCAAAGCATCATCCAGAGCGACAGATCGAAGAACTGGCTAGGATGATCGAGGTTCTTGGATTCGACCAGCCGATTGTTGTCGATAAGAAACTGGTGATCATCAAGGGACATGGACGCCTCCTCGCCGCACTCAAGCTTGGGCTAGACGTTGTTCCGGTGATAATCCGGGACATATCAGCCACGGACGCAAAATTTTTGCGGGTTGCCGACAACGAAGTAAATACAGGGGACTGGGATTCTGCGGCGTTGCGGCTGGAACTGCGTGAGCTATCTCAAGGAGGGGCAGACCTATCCCTTACTGGTTTCGAGCTTTCCGAGCAGCAGGCGCTCATGGCTGACCTACCCCCTCGTGTAGCAGGGGCCCTTCTGATTCCAACGGTGGAGACAACTCATGAGTGCGACAAGTGCGGGTACAGGTGGTGAAGTGGGGGGCTTCCATTACTTCCGGCATGATGGCCAACGTGATCCTCTCGTAATCCCGGATGGGGTGGCTCTGATCGAGTCGGGGCTTGGGGATGATTTCACCAAGGAAACGAGCATTACGTTGGGGTTCCCGTTCGACATGCTTGTTGATCTGCCGTCAGTGGTTCATACGGTGGTGATAGACCTGCCTCTGGATACCCTCATTAACGGGCTTGGTAAAGGGTACCTTCTGGACCTGATGAATTTTTGTCCTGAGTGCCTTGATTGTCAGACTCCCTTTCTGGTCAATATACAATTCCCGTGGTGGGGGACCCCCGTTACTGGCTCCCGGCTGTTCCTCGTGGCATCTAAATTTGAATGGGGCCCATTGTTAGTTTCTGGGACCCCTAAAGTCATGCGGGACATCTTGCCCCATGTGCGGCAGATGGCTCCAAACGCGAAGCCAAGGGGAAATTTGCACCCGGGCCTGTATTCTCTGTGGGGGTACTTGAACGCTAGCGATTCCCCGGCCCCGGCCCTCTCAGACTGGGGAGAGAAGTACCTCATGTGCGAGAAGGGAGAGGGGAAGACTCTGCGTGTCTCCAGACTTACTTCCGAGGAGGTAGGGCTTTTGTGGGGGTACACTCCCAAAACGTCATCCCCCTCAGAGCTTAGTCGAGTCACACCCACGGCAGTGCTGAAAAACTTCCTGTGTGCCCTCAAGAAAACATTTGACAATTCTCTGGAAACGGGTAGTATTAAGTCATAGAGTCTAATACCGCACATGGAGGTGCAAAATGTCAATGAATACCGTCGAGCGTTGGGCGAAACAAGTTCCCCTGTCTCAAGTCTCTGTGGTGGAGCCCGAGACCTATGCGTTGTATGGAAACAAAGTTTTCGTGGCTAACGGACCCGTCATTCTTGCGATGTGCAAGCAGATGTGCCTCCCCTATGAGGATGCGATGTACGAGATCGAGAACCGCCTTGACCGGATCAACGTCCATTGAGAATGGTTGCGAGGAAAACATCTGAACTGACAGGAGCAGCCCTTGACTGGGCAGTGGCTAAGTGTTGGTGGCATGATGAATTTGACCGGAAGCGGGTATGGGTGCACAACAAAAAGACGCGCATCCTCAACAACAGCGACGTAGCCCATGATAGGCGCTACTACTACAGCCAAGAATGGAAGCCCTCAATAGATTGGTCTCAAGGCGGGCCGATCATCGAGCGAGACGAGATATGCCTGCAAAAGGTTGGCCTATTCGGTGAGGAGGAGGAATTCGGGCCGTGGGCCGCTTCTATAGCGGAGAACAGCGGCTACGGCCCTACCCCTTTGATTGCAGCCATGCGCTGCGAAGTCGCCTTTCGCCTTGGCGATGAAGTTGAAATCCCGGAGGAGCTTATCGACAATACGGGGAAGGAGCATGGGGATGCCAGCGTTTGAAATGACAACAAGTGATTTGATTTTGTGCGCGAACCTCTTGAACGGGGATGCACGCCAATGGGATAGCATGGCGGAATCCGCAAGCGATAAGGAACCGTATATCCGGCGCGCCGAGCGTCGCCGAGCCCTCGCTTTGCGCATGAGAAGAGAAGTCGAGCGGCGCGATGCAGAATATCTGAGGGGTTGAGATGTACAAGCTATTTTTGGCACTGATGCTGTACCTTGCGGGATTTATCGACGGGGCCAACTTCGAGCCCCCACCAGAATTTGTGCACGAGCAGTGGAAAGTCTGGGGTGCTCTCGTTTGCGCCTTCTTGTTCCTCAAGTGCTTGATGGGGGCCGGAAAATGAATCGTTGCAGTATGTGTGCCCACTACCACTGCCACAAGGAAACCGAGAGTTGGGAAATGCCCCACATCTTTTGGTATGAGCGGTCGTGTGATGCCCGACCAACCTTGGCGAATCTGAAACAGTTTCCGTTTAAGCGGACCTCTTGTCCGAGGTACTCGGAGCGTACTGCCCCCAAGCCGCAGAATCCAGACTCTGTGCTGTTGGGGGCGGGGAGATAACTTATGGCTATCATCTTTCGGACCAAGAAAGAGCCCAGCGCCGACCTGTCTGCAACCCAGAAGCAGATACTGGTTGAGCAGGGGTTGCTCCCACCAGAACCAGCGCCGGCCAAACCCGACCTGACAAAAACCTACCAGTCGTATTCTGCTGGGGACAAGGTAGTGATAGTCAATACCCTCTACTCATGGGTTGAGGAGTGGAAGCCGGGAGACACCGGGATTGTCCTACAGTATCGTGGGCCGGTTCCAGAAGCTATCCGTGACGGGAGAAAGTGGGGCCTCGTGGAGGTTAGGTTGGACAAGCCCCGGGTTTTCACTCGGGCCGTGTGTATGTTCCATGCGTGGGAGGTTGCTCCCGCCGCAACGACGTAACATGGCCATAGTCATTCGCTGGAAAGGAACGCGGGAGGTAAGACGCCCCCTAGCTGACGTTGTTGCTCAGGGGATTTCTTCTGGATACCAGCCACACTTTGCATTGCCAGTGATGACGTGGCCTCATTTCACCCCCGGGACCCGTGTGCGGGTAAAGGCACCGTCTAACCCAAGCATTATGGGATGGAAGCATGGGGATGTAGGGGTTGTAGAGAAGGTATGCCCGTTTCTTCCGGGACCCGGAAAACGAGCAACGGCGCATCTTGAGGACCTGTATTTTGTTCGGATGGACGTGCCAAGAGTTTCAAACCAAGAGGTATGCTATCTCACCTATAAAGAACTTGAGCATGAATAGGGGTGACATTATGGACTGCCCTAACTGCGGGACGAGCGTGGCCGGTGTTGCGTTGGTGGTGGGAATCGTTAAGCTCACATCCTTCCATTGCGGGTGTGGGAAGCGTTGGAGGACCAAAAGCTTGAAGGTGGAGTTTGACAGGGCCTTGTTTTTGGGTGAGATCAAACGCCTTGAGAGCGCATATCCTGTTCAACCGCCCCCGGAGGTTACTCGCGCTATCGAGTATCTCAAGGTAAAGATAGAAGCAGACTACAGACAAGGGCTTGACGCCGAAGAAGCCCTTCGCCGTCGCAGGAACGATAACTGGGAAAGGCAATTTTTACGGGCAGCACTAGGAGGCTGATATGAACGAGAAGGTACAGTGGTGGGCAGACAAGGACATCAGAACTCGTCGGATCAGGGTAACAGGGTACGTTGGATTGCCAGCGACCAGTTACTTGGCGTCAGCAATGGTGGCCATAGATCAAGATACCATGTGTGGGGAGCCCACGCTAACTCTGTCACCAGCGGAAGCTCAGGGTCTTTTGGACTCTCTGTGGGAGGTCGGGATACGTCCCTCCAATGGGGAGGGTAACCTTGGTGAGGTCGGGGCAGTGAAATCCCACCTTGCCGATATGCGCCGGATTGCATTCGGGGTACTGGAGCTAAAGAATGAAAAACTCACCTAAAAGGAGGCCAAAAACTGTCGTTGTGGGAGGGCACATGGCCGGCGAGGTCTTGACCCACATGCGGAAGGTAGCTTACACGGACATGCGTATCACGGCGATGAACGTGATGCGTCATGCTGACCGTTTGCGTGACGACGATGGAATGCTTCGCGCAGCGGAAGAGAAGCGTCAACGGAAACTGGAAAGGAACAAACGTCATGCAAAATGATACTGACCTCCCAAGCCATGAGCATCTGCGCGAGACTCTGCGTCTGGAGCAGGAAATGACTCAGGCTGTGCTGGCTGTGCTTGCTCATACGGGGTCGAGCGGATTTATCGGGGACCTCATGCCCCCCGTGGATGGTTGCAGGATTTTTCTTGCAGTAGGCTCCAAGAAAGATATTCTCTCCATGCTGGCGGACGAATCCGAGTTTGATGTCGGCGCAACCGGAAACCCTGACCTTCACTAACCACCCGCCAGCCTATCAGCGCGGCTGCTGGCGAGCTTTTCGTGCCCCGGGTAATACCTTGACCCCACCCACCCAAAAAAATGTCCTCTACGGCCTTTTGGGACGTGCAATTAACTGCACAAACTATTTGACAATCTGCAAAAATATGGTAGTATATAGTTGTAGTGGTACTGAACATATCGGCATGGAGGCCCAACATGAGACAGTATGCAGTTACGAACAAGGTGCTTTTCAGCAAAGGTACGCCACATGGGTGGGATACGGTGCAGGTGAAGTCATCATCCGATCCCAGCCGTACCTATACGGTGGATTTGACGCACGGTCGTTGCTCCTGCCCAGCTTGGGTCTTCCAGAAGGGTGGCGAGCGCAAGCCTTGCAAGCACCTGCGTAAGCTTGGCTTCACGGCAGTCGTGCAGGCCAAGGACCTTGAGTTCAACCTGACTTCCCCCCATCCCAAAAAGGTTGCGGAGCCCATCGACCTCAAGCTGTACGAAAACCTGTGAGCGGGAGACAGAAATGACCGAACCTAAAGTCTGGACGAAAGCTGATGTCCAACAATTGATTGCCACCCGCGATGTCGCTGTGGCCCGGGCCTTGATGGTCGTTTACGCGAACCAGACCGAAGCCGAGAAAGTTGTGGGAGACACGGTTGCCCACAACGGTGTGGGATTCACCGGAACTGATGGGGCTTTCCTCACGTCCTGCGCCAAGTTCTACGAGAAGGCCGGCTTCCTGACAGAGAAGCAACTGGCCATTGCCCGTAACAAGATGAAGAAATACTGGAGGCAAATTCTGGACGACATGAAGTCCCGTGGGTATGAGGTCAGCTACAAATGAGCACGGATATGTCTCATCTTGAAGCCTTAGCCAAGGCCGCGTCATCCAAGTTTCCCCACATCAAGTACAAGATGCTGGAGGGAGACGACGGGCCAGTGATCGAGGTAGACGGGTGGTTGTACATCACCCCGGACGGGGACGGGTATCTGCTGGAAGAGGCGGTGTACTCCCCCGGAAGTTGGGACCAGCCCTCGGACGTGGATATTGTCGAGAGCGGACGGGAGCAGCGCCTTTTTGACGCCGTGCTTCATACCTTTGTGCGGGCTGTTCTCCACGAGATGACTAACAGCATGGAGGCACAGCATGAGGCGCGGTCAGTGGCGAATCAAGCGCAGTATCGTGGGTGAGCCAAATGACTAAAGTAGGGGAGTACTTCACAAAGGACCAATCTACCCCTTTGGAGACCCTGTTCCTTCTTCCCAAAGGAAAAACCATTAAAGGCTTGTCACAGTCAGAGTGGTTAGCCCTTGTGAGGGCGAATCCTCCTCGTAGGGAGACCTCGTGTTCGCTTTGTGGGGTGGACGGCCTAACGTGGATGGAGTATCGCTCTGGGACTTACTGGGTACCCACGGGGCTTGGTGTTAGAAAATGGGTACTCGTTGGGGTATCTCCTGACGGGAAGTTCTACCATCATATCTGCCAAGCTAAGTTATTGTCCATCGGATAGCTTGATGAAAATTTATTCTGACAACTGTGGAGGTATCATGAAGAAACTGAAAAACCTCACCCCAGATCAAAAGGTCTTCTGGACCTGCATGGTATGCGGGGTTATCGGCCTGCTCTCTCCGTGGGGAGGATTCTGATGCCCGAAGGATCATGGAGCAAAGCGTATCGGTTATTGGTGGCAGAGTTTTTGCGGGAAACTTCCAGCTTCACCGGGGACGACTTGCAACACTGGATGACTGCGAAGGGGCTGCCTCCCCCAAGTAACCCTAACCAGTGGGGTTCCCTGTTCCGGGACTGCATTGCTAAGTCACCGTTCGTCATCAAGACGGGAAAGGCTGTGCCCTCCCGAGGGGAGAAAGCCAAGGGACGGGCCAACCAAGTGTGGAAAAGCATGATCTGCCAAGATGGGGATCGTCTTGTTACCCTGAACCAGCAGCTATGTGACATTCGGGCCCTTGTCCTGCAAAGAAAAATTGACATTCATGAGGCACTTCGCCGTGCGGCAGAAGCCGGGGC